AAAACTGCTGCTAAAGTTGCCCCTAAAACTGCTGCTAAAGTTGCCCCTAAAACTGCTGCTAAAGTTGCCCCTAAAACTGCTGCTAAAGTTGCCCCTAAAGCGGCAGGTAATAGAGCAGCTAACAAAGTAGCTAGAGAAGAGGCAAAAAAGCAAACTTTGTCAAAGGAGGGTGCGAAAAGGGCTGCTGAACGAGCTAAAAGAAAACGGCGTGTCAGAAGACAAGCAGCGGCTTACTGGACAGGAGCTGGAATAACTGCTGCTGGCCTTGCGTCTTTACGTGGTGATACACCAAAGAAACCGGCGGCAGCAGCGGCGGCAAAGCCGAAACCCGGAGCTAGGGCTACAGAGAATGCGGTTGCAGAGAAAAAGCGTCGAGCCACGGCGGCAGCTGCAAAGAAAAAGCGTAGGGCTGAAGAAAGGCGTCATGCTGAAGAGTTTATTGGAACAGGTCCAAGGGGTGCTGTAGATCCTAAACATATAATACAAGATGAACCCCCTAAATCTAAGCGAGAATACAACTTCCTTAAAGGAGGCAAACAAGAAATTACATTGCCAAAATTTCTTGGAGGTGGTAAGATGACCGTTGATTCTAGTGATGCAGCTTTTGATTATATGGATGATCCAGAATTAAATTTAAAGAGAGGCGGGCGACTTAAAAAGAAAACTAAACCTCGCAAACGTGCTGCCCTTCGAGGACACAGAGCAGAATTAAGAGGAGGTTGATATGCGTAAATCCGCAGCGGAGGTAGCGATAGAAGCTAAGAAAAGGCGGCAAGCTAAAGCGGAGCTACTCGCAAAAAGTATGCCAAAGGGGATTGCTCTTTCGGCTCATAAATTACCACGCATTCCAGACACTAAAGAAGAGAAGAGCAGCGGCGGTGGCAGCGGTATTGGAAATTTACTAGAGGTATTAAGTGGTGGTGGAGGCAAAAAGGCGACTACGAAGAAGACGAATGGAAAGAAGACGAGTACGAAGAAGACTCCGGTGAAGAAGAAGACAACGAAAGATAGCACTGGTAAGGATTCCACGGGCAGCGATGACTGGGTTGATGACTGGGACGACACTGGTGGTGATACTTGGGTTGACACTGGTGGTGATGACTGGGTTGATGACTGGGACGACACTGGTGGTGATACTTGGGTTGACACTGGTGGTGATGACTGGGTTGATGACTGGGACGACACTGGTGGTGATGACTGGGGCTGGGACGACACTGGTTGGAAGCACGGTGGACGTATCAAGAAAGCTAAGAAAGCAAAGGCCGAGGCTCGTAAACCTCGCAGCCGCCCTGCTATTCGGGGTCGCCGTAGAGAATTGAAAGGAAGTTAATATGGTAGTGTCAAAGGTAGGAAGCAAATTAGCAAAGCTTTTAACAGAGGGCATAGAAGACTTAATTAAAAAGCCAGAGGTAACGCCAGAGGTAAAGCCAAAGCCAAAGCCAAAGGATAAGCCTAAGGCTAAGTCTAAGGCTGGCCGGAAAAGAAAACCAAGGGGCGTTAAAGCTGCTACTCCTAGACAGAAGGATGGAGCTAGGGAAGCAGGTATGTCTATTCCAGATTTTCGGGCATTATCAGAAGCTGAACAAAAAAAATGGATGAAGGTGGATAAACCTAAAGCTGCACCAAAAGTAAAACGTACTCGAAAAGAAGAACGGGAATTAGGAACACTCATAGGAAAACAAAAAGAAGAAATGCTTGCAGCCCAACGTCCTCCGAAAAGAACATCTACAGGCAATCGTAGAAAGAAGCTTACCCCGGAAGGACAACGCTTGTTTGATGCAGGTGAATTTGATGAAATTATAGCTAATCCTAAAAAATATATGACCCACGGTGTCGATGCTCCGCTTCGTCCAAAGGGAACTGAATTACCTCGAAAAGAATTAGCAAGAATGAAAAGGGGATCTCCCGAAGAGAAAGCTCAAGCAATTCGAGAAATGCTTAATGATCCGGGTTATGTTGTTGGAACTCCGTCTCAGGTATCTCCACAATTAAGAGGAAGTTCCAAAAGTGAACTTGAGGCGCTGGAGAAGGAACTGCGAAAGATTGGGGGATTTGAATTTATAGAAGAATTAAAGGGTGGTGGTCGCCTGAAGTATTATAAAAAGGGCGGTCGAATTAAAAAGAGTTCTCGTAAACCAAGAGGAGTTGGAGCAGCTCTACGTGGTTATGGGAAGGCAATGAAACATGGCTAAACTACTAACACTAAGGCAAAAAGAAGCTTTAAAGGCACACTCCAGTAAGCATACATCAAAGCATATGTCATATATGAAAGATCGTATGAAGAAGGGAGATAATTTTAAAGATGCTCATATGAAAGCTACACGAAGGGTAGGTCGATAATGGTAGATAAGTATTGTTCTAGATGTAAATGTAAGAAGTGTAAATGCGGTAAGAAATAATGGCAGTCTCAGGTACATATAATTTTAATCTGGATATAGATGAAGTCATCCAAGAAGCAATGGAAATGATTGGGGGAGAGAATACTCTTGGTCAGGAGCCAGCCTCGGCCCGACGCTCAATTAATCTTATGTTGAAGGATTGGCAGAATAGAGGTATTCTTCTCTGGAGTACTTCTGTTTCCAGTGTAACGGTAGCTGCCAGTGTTACTGCTTATAGTTTGGACTCCTCGACTGTTGATGCTCTGGAAGTTGTTCTAGAAAGGGACGATACAGATATACAGCTTACTCGTATCTCTCCTGAAGAGTATCTTCTTATTCCTAATAAGACCCAAACAGGAAGACCCATGCAATATTCTATTCGCAGGGGTATTTCTAATCCTACCATGTCTATCTGGCCTATTCCTGAGAATTCCACAGATGTCCTTAAAATGGAGATCATAAGTGAATTGCAAGATGTAGATAAGTCTGCTGGACAGAACGCTGATCTTCCCAAGAGATTCCTCCCTCCTCTTACTTGTGGTCTGGCATATTATATGTCCATGAAACGCCCCGGAGTAGAGGGACAACGAATGCAAATGCTGAAGGGTAACTATGAAGAACTTCTTAGTAGAGCTATGCTGGAAGATCGGGAAAGAGCTTCAATGCATGTTGTACCCAAGCTAGGATATATTTAATGGCAACTGATAAAAATGCCCTAGCTGTATGTGATACGTGTGGGTTTGTATACCCGCACAGGGTAATGCGTATGAATAGTTACGGTATGTTGGTTTGTCCAGAAGACTTCGAAGGTCAGTATGATCTGAAGAATAGTCCACTAAATAAAATACCAGATGTGCGAGATGATCCGGCTATTAAGAATCCCCGATCAGACCATCTGGGAGGAAGAGGAGTTATGTGGAATAAGGATGCAACATGGATAACCGTCAATCCTATAACTTTGGCAGAAACAACTCATACTACCGAGTGGGATGATGCTAACAGAAGTTGGAACACAATATGACAGATATAACAGGTAAGTTAATATCAGAAACCTATAAGCAGGTTCTGCTGATAAATGCCAGTACCACAAATAGTGGTGTTGATACCTCTCTGGTGAATGTACAGACAGGAGATGGAACCAATAGTGCTTTGCAAGTTGCAACTAATGCGGTGAAGGTTGCTGGTACGTTTGCAGTCTCCGGGGCGGTGTCTCTGGATGGCAATATGCATGTAGATGATAAAGTATGTGCCAGTGCATTCTATGGAGACGGCTCGAATATTACCGGAGTTACGGCTACTATTGCGGGTAATATATCTGTAAGTAACGCAACAGTTGGTGGGACTTTACATGTTGCTGGTATTACCACATTGGCTGGTGCTACGCATCTTAAGAGTACGGTTACAGTGGGTGGTGCGGCAAACTTTGGTAGCACAGTTACTGTAGTTGGTGCTGCTCATTTGCAAAGTACAGTTTCCACAGGAGGAGCTGCCACATTTGCCAGCACGGTCACGGTAGTAGGAGCTGCCATACTTAAGAATAATGTATCTGTAGGCGGTACTATGGCAGTTGCCGGGGCAGGTACATTCACATCCAAGACAGAGTTCAAGGATGCCGTATCGGTTAGTGGTAAGTTAGATGTAGCTGCTGCTGCATGTATAGGTGGAACTTTCCTAGCAGTTGGAAATGCTACGTTTGATGGGGATGTATCTGTTAGTGGTGGGCTGGTAGTCGGTGGTACTGTAACTATCGTGGGGGCTAATCTGCAAGCTGCCAATGCCAGAGTATGTGCATCTGCATTCCACGGAGATGGTTCCAACTTAACGAATATATCTGGCTCGGCAATCTCAGGTAATATCTCTGTTAGTAACATCAGTGCGGCAGGTAATCTCAATGTAGCTGGTGGAGCTTCCATAGTAGGTACTGTAACAATAGTTGGGGCTAATCTACAAGCTACTAATGCCAGAGTTTGTGCCTCTGCATACTATGGTGATGCTTCCAATCTTACTGGAATTGTGGCGTCTATCTCAGAAGGCGTTGTGGCTGCTTTAACTATAACCTCCAGTTTAAATGTTGGTGGGAATACTTCCATAGGCGGTACTTTTAAATCTACAGGTGCGGCCTTATTTGAGTCTACAGTTACAATAGGGAGTGCAGCTACCTTTGCTTCTACAGTTACAGTATATGGAGCTGCACATCTGCAAAGTACAGCTTCTATTGGAGGTGCAGCTACATTTGCTTCCACGGTTACTGTGGTAGGTGCTGGTACATTTAAAGATGATGTCTCTGTAAGCGGTAATACTGTTCTTGGTGGAACATTAAGAGTTGCAGGAGCAACTTCGCTGGAAGGTGCAGTTGATCTTAATAGTACACTTACTGTTGCAGGAGCCGTAAGTCTTGCTTCTACACTTAGTGTTGGCGGTGCTTCTTACTTTGCTTCGACAGTTACAGTGGCAGGAGCCGCTATATTTGAAGATAGTGTATCTGTTAGTGGTAATTTAGATGTTGCAGGAAATGTATCTATAGGTGGAACTCTCTTTGCTGCTGGTGGTATTACATATGATGGAGATGTTTCTGTTAGTGGTAATCTAGCAGTTGGGGGTAATACTTCCATAGGAGGGACACTTAGTGTTACAGGGGCGGTAAGCCTAGCTTCTACATTAAGTGTTGGAGGTGCTTCACACTTTGCTTCAACAGTTACAGTAGCAGGTGCTACAAAACTTGCTACACTTGATGTTACAGGTAGTGTTTCTGTAGGGGCTACTTTTAAATCTACAGGAGCAGCTACGTTTGCATCCACGGTTACAGTAGCAGGAGCTACGCATCTTCAGAGTACAACGTCTGTTGGTGGCGCAGCTACATTTGCTTCTACAGTTACAGTAGTAGGTGCTGCACATCTGCAAAGTACAGCTTCTATTGGAGGTGCAGCTACATTTGCTTCTACGGTTACAGTAGTAGGTGCTGCACATCTGCAAAGTACAGTTTCCATTGGAGGTGCAGCTACATTTGCTTCCACGGTTACAGTAGCAGGAGCTGCAACCTTCTCTGGCGCAATCTCTATCGATGACACCACCGATAGCTCATCTGGCACCACCGGCAGCATCCACACTGATGGCGGGCTGGGGGTGGCGAAGGATGTTGCTGTAACAGGAGAGGTTGGAATTGGTACAGCCCCCGGAACTCCAAAATTGAATATACAATCTTCTGCGCTTGGTGTTGCTGCACAATTCTCTGATGCCACCAACTACGGATTAAACATCACAGGCATTTCTGGCGGTGTAGATTATGTAATGAATGGGACACAGAGCTTTAGAATTTCCCAAGCTGGTGGCGGGACACCTTTACTGATTGATACTAGTGGAAATTTAACTACCGACGGCAGTCTTTCCGTTGACGACACCACCGACAGCACCAGCGGTACCACAGGCAGCATCCATACGGATGGCGGGCTTGGAGTGGCGAAAGATGTGTTCTTTGGTGGGGATATCACTGCGACCAATGCCGCCGGTCCTACCATCCTGAATGAGGCTGCTACTGCAACGAATCCAACTCTTGTACCTAATCGTGCCGATCTTGACACGGGCGTTGGATGGCAAACAACAAACTCTCTTAGCCTTATTACTGCTGGCGCAGAAGCGATGCGGATTGATGCAACTGGCGCAGTTACCA